GAGGAACAAGTTATGTTAAATGGTAAGATTGTATGGGACGAAAGTTACGGACAGGGTTCATATAACTTTTATAAACAAGCGAAAGAAGTTGAAAGACAAATAAATAACGACGATTTTGTAATAGGAATGGTGATAAAAGTAAATAATGAAATTCGTACTAGAATAGCTAGAATTTTAGAACGGGGTGAAATTGATAATACAGGGCGCGCAATAGATTATTGCTTAAGAAGCACTGAAAGATATTTGCATAGAATGTATTATACAAAAGATGGGTATAAATATATGACTACTATAGATTTAGTATTGAAAAAATTTATTTTAGAGATTGATTAAAAGGAGTAATAAAAAATAACCTCACCAAATTGGTGAGGTTATTTTAGTTTTCATATTCAATTTATCTCGGGATGCCATAAATACCTAATGTATACACAGCGTCAAGTGACGGGTGCGTACTACTAAATGCGTGGTCAATAACATTAGTACTGACCGTGATGTGCGTATCATCAACTATATCTAGTTTGACTGTTATTGTGGACACAGTGTTAGTCGCTCCATCTTTTAAAACCTGTTGACAACCGACATATTTTTTCTTGTCATTTCTATAAGCAAACAAAGGGCTAATGCCTGCGTTCGTTTCGATATATAAAAATCTGTAATTTGTCAAGCTGTCACTAAGTGCAACACTTGAGTTTTTAATGCTACCTGTCCACAGTGTTACATCTTTATTCACATTATCAGCTTTAGCACTGGCATTATTAGCGGTTAAAAGTGCGCTGTTGGCTGTCTGCTGTGCGCTGTCGGCTTTTCCATCTGCTGTGGTGGCTGTGTTCTGTGCTGTTTTTACACTCTCTTTTAAACCTGTAACATCTGTCTGTAATGTTGTAATAGCGCTTGTATGTGACTGCACAGTTTTTTCAACTTCGCCAACTCTAGCGATGGCGCTTCCAGCGTTCTGTGACGCTGTGGTGGCTTTATCATCTGCCCCGTGAATTCCTGCATCAATTTTAGACATATCAGAGTTATAATCTCCTAAATATGTCGGTTTGTCAGTACCGATATATTGACTTAATTCATAGTATGTTGTGTTGTTTGTTGAACTCATAGTTTTTAAATCCTCCTTTAATTTATAATTTTAACGCCGTTTTTGCGTTACTGTCAAAAGTGTAAGCGGTTAAGGCTTTAGACTGGAATGCTGTTACCGTCAATAATAAAGCGTCAAACTCACCAGCTGAAATAGGGTTATCAAAGTGCAACTCTGCAAGTTTGTAAATTACATCTTGATAGAACACATATTCACCTGTGAAAGGGTCATGCATATATAAGTTGCTATTTACACGAAATCTTTTTGCACCGTATAAGTCAAACTCTGTACAGTTAATTGATAACCCGTCAAAATCTGCGCAAGTTAAATTTAAAGAGTCAAACTCATTGCAAGTCAATGCATAATAGCGTAAGTTGTCGTACATATCCGCTAATGCTTGGTTCAGACTCGTTCGATATCCTCTTACGGGGTTTAACACCTCCATGTTATTCGGTACGTAGTCATTGATATAATCATAGAGCTTTTTAACCTCTGTGTCAATATGCGCTCTTGTCTCAGCATTTAGGTCATAAATCAGAATGTTTAACGCACTGATTTTATCAAGTAAATTTGTCTGTACTTTATTGATTTTTTCATCAAGCTCATTATCCCTAGTGTCCATATCATGACGGATATTTCTTTCAACTTCCGCGATATGGTTATAGATATCACGGTTAAGTCCGTCAATATACGTTTTCAACTCTGAAACTTTTTCGTCAGTGTACTGTTTGTACGCGTCAGTAAATCCGTTGATAGCGTCTATACACTCATTGACTTTATATGCGATATAACATAAGCATTCATAGTAACTTTGCTTATTACTGTACACGCTAGGAACGTCACAGCAAAGTAAAGGAACTAAAGGCTTTAATTCTTCTGACATACATTTCACCCCCCTTATCACCAAATTTTTAGAAACAAATCTCGGCAAGCTTCTACAAGTTCTCGATTGATATTCTGTATTTGATCTCGGTATGCTTCGATTGCTTCACTCGTTGATTTTCCTATTAATCCTATCTCTTTCGTGTCTCTGTCTCTTTTACTGTCTTTGTTATCGTTTCCTGTGTGTTCATTTTTTGCATTTGTAGTCGTGTTATTGACAGTTTCGCCTCTGCTCATAGCGCTTGCATAGTCTTGTGTTGCTACGGTAACTTGTGGGTTGTCACTATCAATATTTTCATAGTTTTGATTGTGTTTTACCTCGCTCTTTCCTGCATCTGTTGCTTTAGTCGTTGTTTTTTCGTTTCCTTTTTCTTCTTCTGTGGTTGTTATATTTACATTTGTAAAAGGGTTATCGTTTTGAATTGCATTATACAATTTTGTGTAATACGGTGTCAATTCATGCATTTTTGCTAGAAAAGCAGTTTTCCACATACCTAGAGTTTCAAAACCTATATAGTTATTCCAGTATCTAAGTAAAAAATATGTCTTAAAAGTATATAAGTCTTTTCTATCCTCTGAATAAAATGGAAAATCAAAATTAAAAAATTTATCCTGTGTTTTGTAGATAGTTCTCTCTACTGATAAGTCCATGCTCCATAGTTCTTGAGGTGGGATAAAGCTTTCACAAATATCTTTCACTGTAGTTGTGTATTTACTCAATCTCGTCACCATCCTTTCCTTTTTGCATATACTTGTCGGGCACATAACCATTTAGCATAGTAGGCAGTTCACTATTAAAGTCTACTGTTACATTAAGGTCCCATAATTCATTGATAGCATGTGCACATCTTCTTCTTAATGTAAGACCAACATTTCGATTTGCTTCGACCTGTCCATTGTTCCCAGCTGTCTCGCCAGTGACAAGGCGTTCACCTTTCTCTACAGGGTTGCTTTCATAGCCTAAAGATGTTAATACCTGTGACCATAAATCTCTCAATTCTTGTTCACATTTATCAACAATGTAAGGTGCTCCCATGTTCAAAGCTTTAATATCTTTTAAGTTTAACGAGTCGGACATCCTTATAATAGGTAAATAGTTATCGTACTCTTCGCCTACAACTTCAAAGCTCAGTTTTTCGTTGTCTGATGAAGAAAGCGCAACAGGTGTACGCTGTGCATACATATTAATGTCTTTTGTTTTCCAAGTATTCGCCATAGCATCTGCATACATTAAAGCCTTATAGTAATATGGCATAGTTGAGTAGTTATTCCATAAGATGCAACTATTTTCTTTACCATATTCTTCAAGGTATCCATTTGCTGTATAAGCAATTCTATCTCGTGGTATGTTATAGATATCGGGTAAACCCGACAGCGAAACTTTCATAAAAGCATAACCAGCAATATTATCTTTTATGAATACGCCAAGTCCATGCCAAAAGAGCGTTTGCTCGATGTACATCGGCAATATTTCTTCGGGTAAATTATTCCATTTGTACCTATTTACAAATATATCGAAAATGTCATAAAAGAATATAGATTTGATTGTTTCAAAATCACTGCTTTTCTTTTTATTGACATTTCGTTCAAAAATTCGCAATGGATTTCTCATTTCTACGCACCTCCTTTTAATCGTTGGATAGTCCATAATTTCCTACGTCGTCAGTATGCCACAATGTGACACCATTGTCGAATATATTTCGAAGTTTTTTCAACTGGTCTAAATCAATGTCCCCCGTAAATCCGCAATGAGAAGTTTTTACATAATTCCAATAGGCTCTTGAGTGTAGATAAGGTGTTGCAATCTGATTGATTGGGTAGCCAAATTGCTCGAAAAAGCTATCTGCCATTTCTGCAAATTGTCTTTTGCATGACATTTCGTAAAAATCAACTCCGCACTCTTTGATGCCTGTCAATACATTTTCTGATAATGCTTTTCCATGCGTCACTCCAGCGTTTCTCGCTCTGTCGGTCTGATTTGCTAACATACCAAGAGCGTCCCAAAAAGCGTTCGTCGTATTGCCTAGACCGTTAAGACCTCCCTGTAAACTTCCACCAGCCAGCCCAGCTATTGCCGTGCTTGTTCCTAGAGTGGCATCGACAGCTGTATGAACTTGAGATAGAGCGATAGAACTTTTATTTTGTGCAATCCATGCCCGATAAGTGTCGGAAGAAAAAGAGCACATCGGAAAAGAAGAGTTAATAAGCGCTTCGCTCATTAGTCCATGCCCTAACTCTTCACGTGTCTTATAATTTTTTGGTGCTGTCAAAACTTGGGGTAACGTTGCGATAGTTCCATAGCTGTCGAACTCAAGTGACTTATCGCGGTTATAGCTGTATTCATATCTGTATATATGTGTATTGCCTTGGTTATTGTCGGCTAAACAAAATAACCAAGGATAAGAGTATAACTTTTTATTTTTTGGTTTATATCCCTCGAATACGTTGTCAGATATCTGCATAGATGTAATTTTAGGCTTTATTTCTTTTCCGCCTAAAGCAAGTGTACATAATTTTGGTGACATGAATAATCCTATGACTGCATCTTGCGCGCCTTGGTTGTTATAACCCTCTAATAACGTGTTAATCCCTTTTAGTCCATCTTCTGTAGTTACATCATAATGTCCGATACTGCCCCAACAATAGACGCCGTTTTCCACACGACCATCAAACCAGCTTTGTTCAGTTGCTCCTCGTGTTACAAAAGCGCAGCACTCGGTTGGTGTTAAGTCTAATTTTTTGTGACGTGATACAATCGTTTCGCCTGTTTCAATATTAACAGGCGTTAGATTTGCTCCTATCTCATCTTTACTTCTTGGAATGTGGTGATACTCTACAAAGCAAGGTTTGATATTTGCATCGTAAAAGTTATTTTGAAACACGTCTAAGGAAAAGTTAATTCTAGTTGTTTTTTCAGAGAGCCACTCGATTGAGTCAATAAAACAAAACACCCATTCGTTAGAAATACCACTATTTTGAAAAGCTAAATAATTGAGATTAAGTGCTTTCATTTCTGTGAATGGTACGCGAATATCATAACTTCCCACTTTAATCGGTGCAAGATGTGACAAATCAACTCCGTTAATATGTTTACGATATAACTCTAAATGATTTAGCAAATCGTCTTTTGAATTGTATAATCTAACATGTTCATACTCATCAGACCATGGTACTCCACTATACAATCTTAATTTTGTCTCGGGGTCGCGTGGTGCGACCCCTCCTTGAACAGGTAAATTTATCATAGATAACTACCTCCGTTAATTATGACGCTTTTGTGAAACTTGCTGTCTTTGTGATAGTCTCGTCTGGTCTGTAAATTGCTTTCAGTACGATAGTTCCTGTCTCGTCCGCTCCTGTGTGCAATAGATGCGTTCCAGGAATTACATACGTTTTCGCGGAAGTAGCCCCGCTTTCTACTTCAAGCGTCACTAAATTCTGACGATATTCCCCTGTACCCCCTGCTAGAGTAACCTCTACTTCTTGTGTTTGTCCAGCTGTATAAGTTCCAGCTGTCACACTAAGCGTTGGCACTTCAACAACTGTGTCGGTCGTAAAGACTCGTATTGGATAGAACGGGCTTGCGCTTACCATTTCTACCTGCGTGTAAAAGTAGTTCCATGATAAGACATTAGCAAGTCGCTGGTCGCTCATTTCCTTGAACTGGTCGCGTACATTGAAGAAACGAACGTCACAAAGTACGCCCTGTATCGCGCTGTTTGCAAATTTGTCTACAATCACGGTCTGAACTGCCACGTCTGCTTTGTCCATGTGGAATGCATACGCTAAAGCGTCAACACTAATCTGTGCGTTTACTTCTGGTGTTGTAATCCAAATCAGATTTGACGGCATAGCGTGAGAAGTTGCACCAGCTGGATTATTTTCAGGCAATGGGAAACCAAACTCTCCGACTGCTCTTTTTACTTCAATCAATAACTTTTTCGCTGATGCCTCATCAACAACCGCGCCAACGGTTACTGCTGGAAGTACTTCTTTTTCATATCCCACATTAATCAAATCACGCATAGCGAGATACTCGTCCCAGTTCGCGCCTGTGATAGCGCTTTCCATTTTTGCCATAATCATATCACGGATACCATACTCGCTTGTAAAAGCTTTTCTAAGGTTGTCATAAGTAACCGTCACAGGGTACTGAATTTCAAGATTGACATTATGGAACACGCTCATGATATAAGACTGATACTGCTGGAATGCGTATTTAAAATCTGCCTGTGAGTCATAAACATGTCCTTTACACATATTCACATAAGTTTCTTCATGTGTCTCACCGTATCGCATCGGCTCTTTTTTGAAACGTGCTAACGGGTTTCTCCATGCGATGCTGTCTACCGTCTGCATACCGATACGATTAATTAATGACGGCACAATTTCGTTCCGAACAGGGGCAAAATTCAGAATGTTATCATAGACAGCCTGTAAATTGTCTGAGACTTCCACAGGCAAGTGGTTCTGAACTTCGAAAGAAAGTTCCTGTTTGACTGCTTTTAAAATGTTTTTATTGGTTGCGACTGCCATTTGTTAAAACCTCCTTTATTCTGACTTACCGTCAAAGTCCAAATCTTCCACGGTAATTTCTTCTGTTTCGTCTTTTGACTCGCCTTTATCATCTGCACGAGTCGTACCCTCTGCCATTTTTTCCTTAAAGCGCTTTTTATACTCGCTCTCTAGCTTTAAATACTTGTCTTTCCATTCGCTGTCTGTTTCTCCGCCTCTTTCTCCCTCATAATTCTGTAAAACTTCAATCGCGTCACCGTGTTCCTCAACGTCTGCTACAGCGTCAATTAATTCGCTTAATGCTTCTTTAAAATCCATTTATTTACCTCCTTTATTTATAGTGTCACCCTTTTACGATATCTATTATATCACCACGGAAAGAAAAAGTAAAGTGGCGTTTTTCTTTTTCGTGTATGTGGGTGGATTGGATATGGGGATAATGTCTGTAGATAAGCGTACCATTTTAGCGCGTTCTTTTTCCGTTCCTCTTCTTTTTCCACCCCAGCACGTTCGAAATTCTTTAAGAATACAGACGCTAGATAATCTGGTTCTTTCGTAGACTTACGAAACTCTTCCCACGATATCGGATATTTTGTAGTCTCAATCCACTGTCCGCTACTTACTGTTTCTTCGTCAAGCCAAACGCATTGATAGTAACCATCTGCAATATCATACCCGTGAGCGTTCGCCCAGTCTGTATAATCTGTTGCTGGTGTCCATTGGACAAGGCCGTAACCTCCATTATAATTTCCCTCTTTTAGAGATTGCCATAGTTCGGGATTAATGTTAGATTCTATCTCCATATTTCCTAGCATTCCGGCAATCGCGTTCAATGTGAAATCTTTGAAAAGCATCGTGCTATAGAATACATAGGCATTATTTTTCATTTCCTCGTCTGTCAGATATCGGTTTCCGTGAATCCATTCGAGGGGCATTCCAGCGCTATCGCCATATCTGTATATCTTTGTCCACGCGGACGGGTTCGAGACATGATTGTTGATACTTACTTGGTCGGGTAATGGATATCGTCCACTGTGTGCGCCCATGGTAACTCCTCCATTTCCTAAGCCTGCCCCTTGATAGACCATTTCTGTATGTCCGCTACGCCACACGATGTCCCCAGCTTGCCACGCTTCATTAATGTTAATTTCTTTGAATCCAGCTTGTAATAAGTATCCCTCTTCTGTCCTTGTGGTGAACCATGGGTTCGAGGAAAAGAACCCTGCTTCTGTAAGTGCTTTTGAGATAAAAGAACTGCAGTCGTAATAAGTAATACCGTTCACGGTCTGTCCTCTTCTGTATTGTTGTGAGTATCCAATGTTAGGAGCGTTACAGGCATTGACCGCCCACTGGTATGCAATATTGATATTTGGCATTTTACTACCCCCCTTAAAAATGTTTCACGTGAAACATTTTTTGTTACACGTGAATAAAAATTAAATCATGTATAACATATCTTTCGCGTAAACGATTTCAATACCACAAGCGCGTGCTAGTCCTCCGCCAAATGTTCCTGGATGTTCCACCCCGTTCGGGTCTTTTCCCTGTAATAAACATAAGATTTCCAGTGCTGTGACTAAGTACTGTTTTTCTCCACGTCTTACATAATGACGCCCAGCTTTCGCTTTTGTCTTTTTACCAACAAGTCCGTCCTCTGCAATCGTGCGACCGTAATCCATGTTCATAGCATGTTGTACAACTCGTACCGCCATTCTTTTCGTATTTCTGCCAACAATACCGTCAACTGCAATTTGCACACCTGTAAAATTAATAGCGTGCTGTTGTCCCAAAGCAATTAGTTCATTTCTTGGTTTTGTTTGGCTAGTAGGAGACTGCGGTATAGTAGGCGTAGCAGTTGAATCTCCGTAATCTTTGTACACGTGGTTCACATCACATCGTCCGTTAATACCGTCAACAGAGCCATTACTGGAATATTGCCAAATGTCTACATTGTCTACACCTAACACATTCGCATACCGAGCTATCCACAAGTCATATCCCCAAGTCTCACCGATGTAATACTCATACCATGATTTACTAGCGTAAATTCCAGCTTTATATCCGTGTGTCAGCATTGCATCACAAAACCGCTTTGCGTTATGCTTTGCCACAGACTGTGTTCCTTTTTCCTCGCTGTCGAAAAATACAGGCAGAGTAGGCGCATGACCTTTTAACAGTCTAAGACAATGTGCAATTTCACCCTCAATTCTAGCTGTTGTTTTCGCATAGGAATAAAAATACACTCCGTATGGAATGCCCAACCGTTCGCACTCACTGGCATTTCTTGCCCACTGTTTATCATCTTGTGATGTCATATCCTGTCCATATCCGCATCGAATAATCACATAATCGACAGCGTTTTTTAATCGTTCAAAATCAATAATCCCATTATGATAGGAAATGTCAACCGCTTTTTTACTCATGTTTGATATCCTCCTTACTATCAAAAATGTCACAGATACGTTGTAACGCTAATGTATTATTGTTCAGTGCGTTCGTAATATCTGTCATTTCTTCCTTGTGTTCTTCCGTCATTCTTTCAATTTTTTGGTCATTTTTGTCCTCTCTGTACTTTACATACCACATGGACGCACATGCAACCACGGTCGGAAGCCCTAAACTATTAATTAATGTGATAACTTCATTTGCCATGATATCACCTCCTTTTTTCTATCATAACACAAATAGATTTGTGTGTAAATAAAAAATGTTTCACGTGAAACATTGTTCACGTGAAACATTTTGTGTACGTTACAAAATAATCAATGCAAAGGGAACGCAACGCCAAAAAATTGATATCAGACTACTTGTCTATGTGCGTGTATATCAATTACAATGCTTGCATTATTTTGGGTACAGCATTATAATAACATATATCATTAAAACTGTCAATGTTTCACGTGAAACATTAAAAAGATATGACATCAAATATCATGTTCTTACATTCCAAATTTTCAAATAGAAGCAACCCTTTGTTAAAATATTCCCGCAGCATCGTAACGATATAATGTGTTGAATTGACGCGAATAGTCGTATTGTCTATTACATCATTTTTTGTAAAGCATATTCTCATTGGAAAACTATCGTCTGCTCCTGTTGATACATATAGACAAATATCATATTTTCTGACATTATACAGGTTATCATTAAATTTAATTGTACAAATATAACGTGATTTTCCGCTGGGCTTACCAATTAAACATTCATTATCGTTTAGATATTTATTTTCGCTTGCATACGCGTTATAACTAGCATTTTTAAAAGCTCGTGCAATACCACTTTCTTGATATGCTGTTGATGCATTTTCATTATAAGTTCGTTCAAACACCCAACCATCGCCTCGTAAAAATTTTGTGTCTTTTTTTAACATTTTGTTGATACCAAACTCTTTATAATAAGGATTTAATAGTGATACTGTATTTGAGGACATATATAAAACCACTCTTCTATGCTGTTTACCGTGTCCAGAACTGATTGTAGTGCATAAAGATAATAACTTATTCACTTCATTTGACAAATATATATTATCTTCATCTTGATACTCGTCAAAAAATATAGAGCGTATATTAACAAACAGTCCACGCATTTTTTTATATTTTCTTGCGACATTTAAAGCCAAACAATAACCGCATGGCTCTTCATTGATAAATAACTGTACTAATGAGCCTCGCATCAAGCGCTTTTCAGTCATAACATAACCGTCAAATGCTTCCGCGATATCACCAAAATATGTTTCTGCACATTCTGTCATATCAATGACATTTCGATATAAATAAATGAACTGGTTTTCGGGTCTGTATTTATCTTTTAAAAAATCGGAAACTTGTCTACATTTAATAGAGTAACTTTTTCCAGCTGTTCTGTTTCCGTCTACAATATATATATCGGGGGTTTTCCCGTATTTATCTTTCATGGTCAGCAATCTCTCGCAATGATAATAATCATCATTAATCATTTAAGTACCTCCTTAATGTTTCACGTGAAACATTTATTTTTTAAAAAGGGGTGGCATTTAGCCACCCCCCTTAGAAGAAGAGAATTAAAATGGTATTCTCAAGGCGTCATATTATAAATTTGACACATCTAAAGTACAATTGATATAATCGCGCCCAGCTTTTGTCTTTCCGCTAATTTTAACGATAGAGAATTTTTCACCGTCCATCACACTTTCAATATCTTTCAAAGACTGTCTAAAGGTTGCAGACTGCCCAGAGTACACTTTCTTATTGGGTGTGATAATACTTAAAAGCTCCTGTATATCTCCGTTATCTTTGATGTCATTAAAGATAATATATCCGTCAACTGGGATAGATTCCCCATCTTCGATATTTTTTAATGGCTCAATGTCGGGCGCTGTGGTCATTAAATACTTTTCAACCTTTGTAAACTCTCTGCTCATTTCTTTAATTTCTACCATGTTATTTACCTCCTGTTTTTCCTTTTAATCTTCCTTTTTCATTTCCTGTAACTCAGATTCGGTAACAATTTTTTCGGTCTTGACATCTGAATTAAGTAAGAACTGTTCATCTGTCATTGAACGTTTTTCCAGTTTAAATTTGATATCTAAAATGGAAACAATATCTCCCTTGTGCTGTTTATTAAGCAAGATTTCCGCTTTATCTCTTGTCTTGCAGTTTGGCAGTGTTTCCTCAAAGTAATCTTTAATGATTTCGCCCGTCTCCTTGTCTTTGTAGATTCTTTCTACAGATACCTCCGCTGTTACTAATGTCCTTGTAAACATCTTGTTTTCCTCCTTTTTCTGCTTTTTGTGAGTGTGAATGTAATGTAATATGTATTTATTTATTACATTATTATAATAGCACAACACTAAAATATAATCAAGTATTATATGATAATTTTTTTATCTTTTTGAGCGTGTATCTTAAAGTCTTTATTTCTTAATACAATCCCTCCTTTCACTCGCTCTGCCTTTAAATTACAGTTATACAATTCCAAATCTGTGGTTAATTCTTTTATGTCACGATTTTCTGCAATGAACTGTTCTTTCGCTGATTTGCTCATGCCACACGCTTTAATATCTAAATATGGTGTGTCAACTGGCTCTCTGTTCTCGGCTACAATATGTTCTGCATATGTTTTTTGTCGCTCATAATATGCAAAGTCAAATGTTGCCTCACAACCCCAACAACAAAAATTTGTAGGATGCTCAATAACCATTTCCGCATCTTCCAAACCAATCAAATGGATACTATCAGTATCAGCGTAGCAAAATCTTTCTTTATTTGCTAATGCGTGCCTTATCGTAAAATTCATAGCGTATGATGTAATGGCAGACCCTATCGGAATATATCCAACTCCTTTTTCATGCTCCTCGTGCAAGATAAATCTAACAACACCATATTCATCAAGATATGGCTCTTTATAAGATGAGTTATCAGACATTGCAAATTTTCCATAAAGGTTATTCAAAAACAGTTTTGCCAACTGACGAGAAAAGCCTTTACTGTTCTTTTTCATTTCTGCATACTTATCAATATAAGCATTAAAAAATCCATCACGGGCATAAAACCATACATAATCATGTATCTCTAAATCATAAATTTCATAAGTATCATTAAATAATTCCCAGTCTGTGCAAGTCATGGTCAATGTTACTTTTGTGTCGCACATATTACCGTCGGCGTCTCTATAATATCTATAATATTGACCTTTGTATCTAACATCAGATGTATATAAATTTTCGTTCGATTTGTACAATGCACTATGTCTAATATGCACCCACGGAAAAGCATGCTCTTTTACTCTAAATCTACAAGTAAACCGGATAAAATAATACTTATTATCTGCTTTTACTAAATCTATAGGTGGCGCTCCTTTGTGATATTCTCCGTGTCCAAATGGGTATTTATTGCCACTCATGCTATGCATCATGGACGGATAAAGAGAGTTTACATCATATACAAGACCCTCTCCGACTACAATATGTGCAAATTTTGGGTTCAGATAGCACCATCCGCCATGGTACGATTTATGAACATAATCCCAAATATTCCATACGCCCGTCACATCTTCGTCTAAATAATCCTCTCTTAAATCGGGGAACATTCTTTTATAATCCTTTAAATCATAACCTGCTTTAAATTCTGATAAACAACAAGAACCAATTGTGAGCTTTTGATGTCCCGCATCAAACATCATTTCAAGAGCTTCTTTTAATACTAGTACATCGTTTTCAATATAGTTTTTCTCTTCTTCCGTGATGTTACAATATGCATATCGCATACCTGTATAAATCATTTCTAACTTTTTATGCTTTGTCTTAAAAGATTTAGCTATGTTATTGAGTGATGATGGCATTAATTTCAACGAGTTTCGTATTTCGATAAAGTTCTTGTTCCATTTTAATTTTATCCAGTACCACGAACCCAAATCTGAAATACAAGTCTGAAAAGTCTTACTTCTCATTTCCTTATCTTTACAATGTACCCATTTCCAGTTCTCTTTTAATAAAAAATCAACAATAAAAGAACCATCAAAAGATAAATTATGAAAGTATAATATATTGTTACCTCCCATAGTTAAAAACCGATTTAAAAAGTCTCTAATCGAATGAGTAATTGTAACTGTTTCACTGTTATCATAAAGAGCAACGTCGGCGGCAGACCATACTTCTGTACAGTCTTGCTTTTTTCTTAATTGTTTTTCTAATACTTCTCCCCACACGGTTGTCTCGAAATCGCATGCCCAATATGTAACATTTTTCTTTTTCATGATTATTCACTTTCTATAATATTATCTTGCGTATTTATAAATTGTTGGAAATCCTCACTATTTTCAAAAAATTTCATTTTTTTAAGAATATTTGAAAAAACTGCATCAATCGTTGCTTTATCCATGTATGGCTCAGTCGGGAATACTTCGGGCGCATTTTTATATGTGTAGCCAAACAATGCTCGTTCTGTGTCAGTAGCAGTAGCCAGTAGTGCGTCTGTTTTCATTCTTAAATAATGTGCTGTAAATGGTACAAAACTATCCAAACTATCATACCACATATCAATATATAGGTCATAATCGGGTACTGGTGCAAAGTCACGTGTTATAACACCAGTTGATTTTAATTCTTTTAACCCTTTTAAAGTGGTAATATTATTTTGTCGAGCATAATCCTGTTCAAAAGGTACTAACGATGCAAAAACTCTATTCAAAGCTAATACATTTTTTCTTTCCTTTTCTGATTTACTAATAAGCTCGCCTGTTAATAAATTAACAACGGGTGCGTTTTCTTTAATCACTTTCGCTGTCTGTTTTTTAAGCTTTTCAATACTTGTCTTTTTCGGTGCTTTTACTTTCTGTATCACCTTGACTTGCACGCCTTGCTCGACCTGTCTTTGTACACGTCTTAAATAATTCTTATACTCTTTATTGTATAATTTTTGTGATTCAGATACTTTCTTTTTTCTACTCATAATCAATCACCTTTTTCAATAATAGACCATTAGGGACACGTGTATACTCGATATAATCTCCTGCATGTATATCTAAGTCTCGAATTGCTTCTTTTGGTATCATGACTCGTGCGGTGTATCCGCCTGTGCCTCCTTTTGTGAACATTACTTTGTATCGTAATAATTGATTTGTTAATTTTGCCATGTGTTTTTTCCCTCCTTATAAAAGATTAAAGACTTTCCATGTGAATTGTGAAAAGTACTCAGCTATGAATGATACAGAAGATAAGAAAAGATATATTAAAAACGATGTCATGATAATTACAGATAGCATAATTAAGATATAGTATATTTTTTCTAGTTTAGTGTGTGGCTCTTTTTCTTCTTCTACAGAAGTATGTCTTTTTATCCATTCTATTTCGCTTTCATGTGTTGTTTCACGTGAAACCTTTAAATCGTCCAATTTATCAGGCGTAACTACTACAGCATTTCCATTAAATAAAGGTATTTCGCTATGTCTGTCAAAACCTATGTACACATTTTCATGTGCTTCTAAATTTTCAACCCAATACGGTGGGTCTACGAATAATGATATGTAGTTGTTTAGTGAGTTTTCAGTGTAGAAATCTTTAATTTCTACACCGAAATCAGTAATATTATGTAATCTATATTTAATCATTTATTTTTCCTCCTTGAAGTAATATCTTTTTACCCAACAATTACACAATTCACGCAATTTATTTTCTTCATTATCTCTCTCGTCCTCTGTGAAGTCTGATAGCTCTAAAAAGGCGGATAGCCTACCAATTTGCATAGCCACGGCAACTAAAGATTTATCGTATAAACCTAGCTCTATATCTTGTTTACATAATTCATACGCTATTGTATATTTCTCATTCATCATCATTTTTTATTCCTCCTTAATCAATATTTTTATCTCTCATTTCTGCCTTAAGATGTACTAACTCAGTCCATAAAATATCCTTTTCATATTGCTTTACTTCATCATTAGGGTGTGACAGAACGCACTCACACACATCAATAAAATTCTCAAATAATTGGTAATAAGCTAAAGTATACAATCTTACATCTGTCATTTTATTCCTCCTTATTTTATATGGTTTCCTTGTTTCTATAATTATAATACCACAGGTTAAATTATTTGTCAAGTATTTTTTCGTGCTTTTTTTAATCAAATGGGGACGTGTTCTCATTGGGAATAACGTAAGC